AATAGGTGATCTATGTTCTCTGTACCTCGTCGTCGGACTCAAGTTGATCCTGGGACTATATCTATGACTAAACAGTCTCATAAGGCTGAATGTGACATTAATACTATCATCTCTCAATATCAAAAAACTGGAATAATTACTCATATAAATAACAATAAATCAGAATATCTTGACTTACCTAATGACTATGACTTTCAACATTCTATGAATATCGTACTTACTGCCCAGGAATCTTTCTCTACTCTTCCTTCTAAGGTCCGCGACTTCTTTCATAATAATCCCGGCGAGTTTCTCGCCGCTTTCAATAATCCTAACATGCGTCCCCAGCTCGAAGAGTGGGGGCTTATCAATCCGGCTCCCGCCGCCGCTCCTGAGCAACCTTCACCTAAAGTCAGCGAAGCGTGATCGGTGTAATCGCGGGTTTGGCCTGGCCCGACGGGGGCAGGCTTGACGCGATTCGGAGTAGTTCCCTACTTGTTGTTAACTACTCCAGCTGACACCACCCAATGGTGGGGGGTGCAGCGTTATCAGGGGGGTTTGTTATGGCGTTCCGTCACAAGATGTCTAAGGGACATTCTCGTAAGAATTTTCGGCGTGGCGCTAGCCACATTCACAAGAAAAATGTGTCTCCGCGTCCGATGCGCGGGGGTATTCGCCTCTGATGCCCTGTTTCCATCCGTGTCCGGTTTGGCCGGCTGTGCCGCCGGCTAAGGGCATCGTGTTCCGGAAGGATCAGTCCTACGTTGGTGCTGTGCAGATGTCGATCCCGTGTAGCCAGTGTGTCGGGTGTCGCATGGACCGTGCAGCTGATTGGGCTACTCGTTTATCTCATGAGGCGTCGTGTCACGATGCGTCGTCGTTTGTGACGTTGACGTATAACGCAGAACACTTTCCAGCGGATTGTTCGGTATGCCCGAGGACATTGCAGTTATTCGTGAAGCGGCTGAGGAAGGCGCTTGCGAGGCCTGTCCGGTTCTACGCCTGTGGCGAGTATGGCGAGAGCAACTCGCGCCCACACTACCATTTGCTCCTTTTTGGTTTCGACTTTCCGGACAAGGTCCTTTGGCGCAGGACATCAACGGGCTTTTATACCTATCGGAGCCCTCTCTTGGAATCCCTGTGGCGGTTTGGCCACTCCGAGATTGGTACTGTTACAAAGGAAAGCGCGGGTTATGTGGCGCGTTATGTCACCAAGAAGATCACGGGGGACCGAGCCGAGTCGCACTACCAGGCGGTCCACCCGGTGACGGGTGAGGTGCACCAGGTGCTTCCTGAGTTTGCCCGTATGTCTAATCGTCCTGGGATTGGCGCCTGGTGGTTCGCTAGGTGGAAGTCCGATGCGTTTCCTAGCGATTTCGTGGTCATTGATGGACAGCGTCGGTCTGTTCCTCGGTACTATAAGAAGAAGCTTTGTGAAGCCGAGTTGGCTGGCGTTGTGGTGAAGCGTAAGGAGCGCGCTCGTAAGCACGCGGCTAATAATACTCCCGAGCGTCTTGGCGTTCGCGAGGAGGTTCTTGTTCGTAAGATCGATTTCTTGAAAAGGAGCGTCGAAAGTGATTCTTAGGGCTTATACGTACTACGATACGAAGGCGTTGTTCTTTAATACGCCGTTCTTTCTTCATAGTGATGGCGAAGCCATCCGGACGTCGGTTGATCTTGGTGAGGATATGCAGACCCGTATCGGGCGGCATCCCGAGGATTACATCTTGTTTTGCGTGGGGACTTTCGATAATGCGAATGGGCTTTTGGTTGCCCACGCTCCGGAGAATTTGGGTCCGGTGTCCTCGATGCTGCCTCCGAAATCTAATGGCGAGTTGTTCGAGCGCAAGGAGTTTCGGCCGTGAAGTCGGTGATGACGCATCAGTTCTCTCAGGTTCCTAGCGTACAGATCCCGAGGTCGAGTTTTGATAGGTCGTTCGGTATGAAGACGACCTTTAACGAGGGTTTGCTCATCCCGATCTACTGGGATGAGGTGCTGCCCGGTGATACGTATAACGTGCGTTTGTCCGCGTTCTGTCGTTTGTCGACGCCGATAGTTCCGGTGATGGACAATATTTTCATCAACTCGTTCTTCTTTTTCGTTCCGAATCGGCTCCTTTGGGATAATTGGCAGCGGTTCAATGGCGAGCAGACCAACCCCGGCGATTCGACGGATTTCCTTATCCCGCAGGTTACGCCTCCTGCCGGTGGTTGGGCTTATGGCAGTATTGGTGACTATCTTGGGCTGCCAACAGGCGCTGCGAATAACCACCCTTCGTGTGCATTCTACCCTCGAGCCCACAACCTCATTTATAACGAATGGTTCCGAGATGAGAACCTGCAGGATAGCGTGGTGGTCCATCGTGGTGACGGACCGGATCCTGCTTCCGACTATCCCCTCTATCTTCGCGGGAAGCGGCACGACTATTTCACTTCCTGTCTGCCCTGGCCTCAAAAGGGAGAGTCTGTCTCTGTCCCCCTAGGTACGGCTGCTGCGGTTTTGCCGGGGAATTTCACGACCGGTGCGACTGCCCCGTATTTTACTGGTGGGGTCGCTCATCCGGGTGCTACTCGGCTGAACGTCGGCAGTGGTCAGAGCTTGGTGTCTGTTTCTGGGAATCCTTCCGCGGACACTTTCTTGGAATGGTCGGATTCTGGGCTTCATGCCGACTTATCCACAGCTACTGCGGCAACGATTAATCAGCTGCGGCAGGCTTTCCAGATCCAGCGTCTATATGAGCGGGATGCTCGTGGTGGAACGCGGTATACCGAAATTGTTCGTGCGCATTTCGGGGTTGTGTCCCCAGACGCTCGGTTGCAGCGTCCCGAGTACCTCGGTGGCGGTCAGTCTCCGATTCAGATGCATCAGGTGGCTCAGACCCAGCGGAGTGATCCCGAGACGCCGGGTGCTACGCCTCAGGGCAATTTGGCTGCGTTCGCGACTGGTGTGATGAACGGTCATGGGTTTTCTAAGTCCTTCACTGAGCATGGTGTGATTCTGGGTTATATTTGCGTTCGTGCCGATCTTACCTACCAGAATGGCTTGAATCGCGCGATGTCGCGTCGTGGTCGGTTCGATTACTATTGGCCTGCGCTTAGCCATATCGGCGAACAGGCGGTGCTTAACAAAGAGATTTGGGTCGATGGTACTGCTGCCGATGAGGATGTGTTCGGTTACCAGGAACGGTATGCGGAGTATCGCTATAAGCCGTCGATGATCACTGGGAAGTTTCGCTCTAATGATCCTCAGAGCTTGGATGTGTGGCACTTGAGCCAGGATTTTGCTGGCCGTCCGTTGTTGAACTCTAATTTTATCACGGAGCAGCCGCCGATCGGCCGCGTCGTGGCGGTGCCGACGGAGCCGCATTTCATCGGTGACTTCTATTTTAACCAGCGTTGTGCCCGGCCGATGCCCTTGTATGGGGTGCCTGGCATGATGGATCACTTCTGATGCCTATCACCGCGGCTCTTATCACGGCTGGTATCGGCGGTGCCGTTGGTCTTGGTACTAGTATCTATAATGCGAATACCGCCTCAGCTAATGCCGCGGCGGCTAACCAGGCTACTGCTGGTCGGTCAGCTGCCCAGGAGATCTGGGCTAATATGGATGCGACTACCGCCTGGCAGCGCCAGGAGGCGTCTCGTGAGGCTCAGCAGGGTTTTCAGGCAGAGCAGGCCGGTAATGCGTTTGAGCGTCAGAAGGCTCTTTGGCAGATGCAGGCCGATTACAATTCGAATGCGACGAATACCGCTTGGGAGCGTCAGCAGGCGCTCCTTGGTGCTCAACAAGGGTTTTCGCGTGAGCAGACGGCGGAGCAAGAGCGTTACAATTCGCAACAGGCGAATACTGTCTATCAGCGTGGCGTTAATGATATGCGTGCTGCTGGTATTAATCCTATGCTTGCCATAATGAAGGGCGGCGATCCTGCCGCGTCTGTGAGCCCTATGGGGGCTAATGCTGGTTCGGTTCAGGCTGCCTCTGTTGGTGGTGCTCCTGGTGCCGCTATGGCCTCAGGAACCGGTCCTGGTTCGGCCCCTCAGGCTCGTGCAGCGTCGGCGTTGCCGGCTCAGGCGCCTCAGAATATGCCGATTGGCAATTTTGTTTCGAGTGGTCTCGAAGCGTACCAGGCTGTGACTGGGATTCAGAAGGCGTTGGCTGATATTAAGAATACTAATCAGGAGACGGCTACCGGTCAGGCCGTCGAGAATCTGAATCGTGCTCAGGCCGCATTTCAGGCGGCTGGCACTGCTAAGGCTCAGCAAGACATCTTGGAGAGCCAGACTCGTCAGGGTCAGATCGACCCATCGGCTCGTGCTCAGCAGCAGCGTGATGTTGCTGCCGCTGGTGCTTCTGCTGCGCAGGCCGCGTTGTCGGCCGCTACTACTAAGCAGACCGAGCAAACTACTGAGCGTGAAAAGGATGTTGGTCGTGGTCCTCTTGCGGATGTGCTTGGTACTATTCGCGCTGGCGGCGGTTCCCCTGCTCGGCCTGGGGACGCTCTTCCCGGCGCTGTTACTAATAATCCTGTGTATGGTGCTGGTGCGGCGTTGCGCGGAATGACTGATTCCAAGGCCGGCGCTTTGTATAACTATCTGCGCGGCAATTGGAATCGTGATGCTACTGTCCCTAACTCTTGGAATAGGTGATCTATGTTCTCTGTACCTCGTCGTCGGACTCAAGTTGATCCTGGGACTATATCTATGACTAAACAGTCTCATAAGGCTGAATGTGACATTAATACTATCATCTCTCAATATC